CCACGTTTCAGTATTAGCATAGTCTGCTGTACTGTCATAAATTGTTTTCATAGCTGGCAAGTTCTTAACAATATTGCCTTTGCTATTCTCAGTTTCATTTAAAACTTCACCAGCAGTTTTAACCAGGTATGCCCTGCTATTAAATGAGGACATTGATTCTGTGTTAAATGCTACACTTGTGCCGTTTACAAATTCAATGTCGGCATCACTAAAGTTAATAACTTCAACGTTATTATCTACTTGTGATGGTTTGAGAGCAATCTCAGTTGCATTAACATTTGTGGTATCTCCATAATAACTATGTCTAAACATCCACTCTTCTTGTATGCTTGCTATACTGGCACCATCATTTAACATTGAACTTCTATTGAACGGAGTAATAGATCCTGTTGTACCTTTTGATTTTAACATACCCTGATAAAATTTAGAGAATGTTTGATCATTAATTAATGTATCGTTTACCCACTTCTTATCGTAGTTTCCAATAGTTAAGTCTTGTGCCTTTTTATATTGTGCGTTTAATTTTCTAGCATCATAGTTATATAATTCATCTATTGCTCTAACACTTGTATCAAAGTTTTCAACAATTTTATTATCGAAAACAATATAACCAGGTGTACGTGTGTTGCCGTCCCAATTTTTAGTTCGCTGTCCTTGTAGTATCAATCTGTGATGTCTTTGATTAGTTACATCATTAAATAGCGTATCATTAAATTGTGTTGTGTTAGCGAATTCAACAATGTGTTCAAAGTCTATCTCAGCAAATGTTATTGAACCAAATTCATTTGCTGGGCCTACTAGTGTTACTATTGCTTCTTTCTTAAGTCTATCTACTTTAATTTCTTTATCGTTATATGGTTTACCATTTTCATTAAGAATACTATTCATGCCACCTGGTAATGTACCAAATGATATTAGTCTACCATTTGTACCTGTATATGTTACCTTAGCACCAATTAGTAATTCTTCTGTGTCATGTAGTGTTGCGCCTGTAGCCCATACCACTGCATCAGTAGCGTGTGCCGCACCTGCGTAATTATTTGCCACAACACCTTTTACTCTTAGATATTCATAATATCCTCTTACAAAGTCATATAGGTCTTGTACTTTTGCAAACTCTCCATTAAATTCAATACTGCTTACACTGCTATAATCATACTCATTATATTTTTTAACTGTTGCACTGTTTGGCAATGTTATGTTGTCAAAGTTATTACCTTTGCGTAATGGTTCATAAAAATAAAACTTCTGTTTACCAGCACTGTATCCTGAAACTGCATAACCACTTAATTTCTTTTTTAAATTAACTTGACTAATATTGACAAGTGACCTAGGCGTTGCTGTGTCATATAAATGTACAGCGTAATCATTATTGCTAACCTTGTATCTACCTTTAGCACCTGATTCTGTATAAAACTTTAGTAGTGACTCACTTGTGAATCCACCAACTTTTTGCATAAGTTTTGTTGTTAGTGCTTTATATTCTTTTTCTACTGTGCTAGTGATATAGTTACGTTGCAAGTTGTTTGTGATAACTGCATTGATACCATTAGCTGTGAATATTGCTGGAGCCATAATAAATTCAAACGACATCAATGCGTCATTGTCTTTACCGCTTCCTAAATTTTGAACATCATATACTGGTGTACCTGAATAACCAATTGATCCTTCAAGCATTGAGATTGACTGAATTGTACCAGTTGAATCAATATTAAGTTTAACCTGGCCTTTGCGTATTGTATCTGAACTATATAAATCTAATGTACTAGTTGTACCCCAACCAGTTGTGGAGCTTTTTAGTTTAAGTTGCTTCACCTTTTCACCAAATACTTCTCCATCAAATAAGAAGTTAGTTGGATCAATAATTGTTTTGTTATATTTTTGTACTATCTTGTCAGTGTCTGAATCACCATTACGTACAAATAATCCAGGTTGGAAGAAGTCAGTCCATCCTCTTGCAGGATTAAGTTTTAACATTGCATCTACTAAGGCACTTTGTCCTTCAGAAGACATGCGCCATTCAATTTCATATGGTCCCCAGTCACCAAAGTCAAAGTCTTTGGCGGCGGCAATGGCCGCTGGTGTTCCCAATACTGTACTTCTCTCTTCTAATGCGCCTGCATTTGTTACTGGACTTTTGTTTGTCCAATCCCAATTATGTCTGGCATAACGGATATCAGTTGTTTGATTAGCATCAAGTGGATTACTTACTATACCATTTGTTAGTGAATTTATCAACGCTGTACGTTTGGAGGCGTCTGTCCAACTATAATGAGTGTCCCACCATGTTGGCTTTTTATTATGGCCTAACATATGCCATGGAGTAATATCAGGTGTATCAGTACCAAATATATAGATGTACGCACCTCTCCAATACCCAGGAACAGTTTTTCCATTATGCGTTAATGAATTATAATTCCAAGTTGTGTCATCTGTGCTATCATAATAATTTTCTGGATTATAAAACTCTAGCTTTTCTCTACTATAATAGTCTGCCCATAACTGTTCAATATAATTGTCTACTTTATTTTTATCATACCATGTGCTATTGTGTGGTGCTGGCAAATATACATTTGGAGAAACAGTGTTCTCTAAATCAACTAGTCCTGCCCATATACGTTTTTCTAAATCCCACAATGTAGCAGTAACAACATCAAAGTCTGGTTGCGTAACATCATAAAGATCAGTTACTCCAGTCCACTTATGCCTTGAACCATCATGTAATATAATTTCATCATTTTGTATTGTTGGTGGTACTGCACTTGCTAATCCTAATTTGACTGCACTTGCAGGAACGTAGCTCTTTTCTTCCTCATCAATAAATTGTATTGTTAGGAATGCTGGATCATTTGCACTTACAGCCGTTGAAGAACTTGCTAGTGTTATATTACTTCCTGAAATAGTGTAGTCTATATCTTTAATAAGTAAACGTTCGTAATAAGCACCTGCACCATTATTCTCTGACAAGTAAAGGTATGCATGATCCATTCCGTTAAACGAAGTATTAATTGGAACCTGGAATGTTATTGCTGTTTGGTTTGTTGCTAGGTTTGCTTTATATTGGCGACCATCAGCAAAGTATGCCATATTACTATTAGCATGTAACTCAGTACCTTTGCGTGTTGCTGTGATAGCCTTTAGTGCATCTCTTACAATATCCTTAACACTACCATATGTGTTTTGTCTGTAAAGCCTTAATACTTGTGCAATAAATCTTTTTCTAAATCCAGTAAATTCACGAGCTTGTTTGCTCAACGCTTCTCTAACGTCAAAGTTTCTGTTAGCAAATGTATAATCATGCATAATACTAATATCATCATAAATGAATATTGTTCCGCCTGTATTTGTTAATTTAACAGACTTATGGTAATCATTAATACCAAAACTTTGTCCTGTTAGTCCAGGAGTTTTATATATGATATCGTTCCAATGTTCAAACGTTTCAGCAATAGTAAATTCTTTTAGTACTTGGTTTCTAGCATTGTGTTCATGTACATCTGGAATAGAATATACACTTGTTTTATTTGTTGCATCTATATCTCTAAACTCTACATCAATAACACTATTTGCATTTACTAAACTTGCAGGAACAGAAATATCATTTGCATTAATCGTATACTTTGATTGTTGTATACGTTTACCATCAATATATAAATCATGGTACAAGTAATCGTCAGTATCTAAAACAATAATTTTACCTTTATTACTTGCTGAATAACCATACCATATTGAACGCTCATTTGCTGGCATTACTATTGTATGTGTGTTACCACTTGATGTCACACCAGTTGTATATGCTGAGCCACCATCGTTATCATAAAATGCAAAGCTACCTACTAGGTCTTCAAAAACATATGTTGCACCTGCTCTAACTACTAACGTAGGTTGTATAGATTTTTTATCATTATAGATTCCAGATCCATAACTTTCTGTAACTGTAAATGTTCCTGTAACGCCATATCTATAAACATAGAACGCACGATCCGATCTCCAACTAGCATGACCAACAGGCACTGTTTGTGCTACTGTTGAATCTGTAACTGTATGTTTTATTTTTTCTTTTGCTCCACGCTGTATTGTGCTTGGAGTATATACATGTCTTGTGTTACCCTTCTGTTTATAGGAATAGTAACCAGGAATAGTATCTGTATCAACTAATCCACTGTCGTTTGTTAGTAGACTAAAAGTATATGTGTCGTTATGTAAGTGGTTTACAAACTCGTAATTTGCTTTAGGACCTATGTCTTTAAAGCTCAACACCATGTCTAATTCTGTATCAATTGTAGTTCCTGTGCCTACTTTATATGCTAAAATTTTATTACCAAGAAATGTGCTATCAGGATATTTTGTTGCATCATCAAGTCTAACATCATCACTGTCATATAATGTAAACAGTGGAGGTTGATTAACGTTCTGTTTTGTTTGTCCTATTTTTGTATAGTTGCCAGTGTCAACCCATAAATCATGTCTTACATATTTTGTAGTCAAGGCCGCTGTCTTAGCATCAGTATCACTCAATGCCTGTCTAACTAGAAATGTATCACCTACTGCTAATACTGTCTTTACAGTATCTGCTATGCCGCTTTGTCTAATTTTAATTTCGTTTGTATCTAGTACATAATAAGTTTGTTGGTGTTGTACTTTAGTCTTTAAACTATCGTCTTCAAGTATAAAATCAACTGGACCTGCCCATGTGTTAGTGGAATATTGATTGCCGTGGTATAACATTTCCATACCACCCTCAAATTCAATAATAGGTCTTTTTGCTTGATTGTCTGTTTTTGCAAATTGACTTGCATCCATTTTCATTGTATCTAAATCAGCCAGGGCAAACAATGTATCTCTATGAATCCACATGTTTGATCTACTCCAAGCTGTAGCACTAGGACAACCTCTATCAATTACAAAGTAATCTTTTAGGGCAGTTGGCATATACAATGTATCCCAATTTACATTACTATCCCATGATTGACTTAGATAACTTTTTGCTACTGTTTCTTGAGCCGCAGTTAAAGTTCCTGGAATACTTTGTGTAATGGCTCCTGCTGATTGTGTTGCATCTACAATTGGTGTTAGGCTAACGCCACTTGCTGTAACCGTTACCCAATAAATTTTATGTACGTCTACTGAATTAACAGTTGGCCATGATGTATCAAACTTAATAACTTGTCCATCAGCAAAGTATGCTTTCTCATCTCCGTTTGCATAATACCACATAGCAGGGGCGGTGTTTGTACCTGTGTTTGCTAAGTCAGTATTATAATCTGTTATCAGTTGTTGTGGATCTGTTCCTCTTGAATCTGTTGCACTGCCTCTTTTATATGTCCATGTTACAACATCTATACTATCCCAATAGCCTTTTGTACTATTTGAGTATCTTGTTTCATCAGTCCATAAAGGATAACCAACAGCATTGCGTATATTAGTATATTCTATAAGTCTAATTTTATACCCAACACCAGTTACAAGATAAATGTGATTGTTATAATCTGTGCCATACCCGTTTATGAGTTTAATACGCATACCATCATGTAGTTCAAACGAGTTATCGTCATCTACAAATGTATGCGTTGGCTTGCCGTTAATATCTGCAATTACGTTTGTGTTATATGTAGTTGTACCATTTGTATTATCACTTTGGTATACTGGCAAGTTTTCTACCCAATAATAACTTGAGAAATTTAAAAACTTGTCTTTGTTAATAGGTGGATTATAGGAATAACTCTGCGTACTATATGCTGAGTTATAGTTGTATTCATCAAAGTATTGTTCTAAGCCTTGAGCAACATCATCATATGTAATACGATTTGTACTGCTAATACCTGGAGCAAGTTGTATGTTGGTGTTACCAGTGTTTAGATAACTTAACTGATCTTCTTTTTGTGTATGTCTACCACTGCTATCACCTACGTATGCATCTATATCTTCAAGTGCGCCTTTGGAAATAAGAGTATCAAATGTTGAATCCAACCATTTCTGGTTGAGTCTAGACTTGAATACGTTTGGTAAAAAATCGCTACTCTTTAAGTCAACGGTTTTATAGGTACCCGGGTTGCGTTTGTTTTCCGCTTTAGTTTGCTTCTTACTTTTATATTCTGCCATTTAGACACCCTGCGCCTGATTAATATTCTCTTGTGTAATGCTGTCTATAATATCAATATCAGATATGCCTACATCTGGAATTAGTAATTCTCCTTTTAATGGCGTTATTTGAAATAGGTCACCAAAGGAGGTGTCAGTACCAAGTGGCACAATAACAAAACTACTTATCACTCCAGAAAGCTCCTTGTGTATGTGAGCCGCAAGTTCTGTAAAGTAGAATGTTTCACCAAAGTCCCAATTACTAGGATCAAAATAAACTGCCATAGCATCTACTACTTTGTTTTTTATTTCATTGTCTGTAAACTGTGTTCCAGGTGTTTTAATAATTCTAAACTTAGCACGATGTTCTGCTTTTGATTTACTGCCAAACAGTGGAAGATATGTACAAGGTCTATAAATGATGCTATCACTCATTGCCTTTTTGCTTGTTTGATCTTCAAATCTAGAAGCAAGTGAGCTAATTGTATCTTCTGTTGGTGCTTGGACTTTTCCTGTTTCATCTGCTAACCATGTACGAAACGCTGTATCATATGTTGACGTTAAAGTAAACACATCAATTAAATTTGTAAAGCTAGGATCAATAAGTTCATTTGAATCTGGAATATGGCTCCATTCAAATCTTAGATCACTGTTTTGTGTATGTGTCGCTTTTCCGCCACTACTATAAGTTCCTGTTGCAGTAGATGTAACAGTAAAGTCAGTTGATGTCGCCGCGGCAATAGTTGCTGTTAGTAAATTTAAATCACCAGCTGAACTAGCAATTGAATGGATACTAACTGTATCACCTACAGCAAATGTATTGTTTGCTGTATACGTAATAGTTCCACTGCCACCAACTACTGCGTTGGTTATAGTAACTTCAGGTGAAATACTTGCATATGAGTCTGGATTATCAGGTCTATCATTTGCATCAGAATCTACAATAGATAAGATAACTTTTGTCGGATCATATATTCCTGATTTAGATCCATCAGTTACAAAGTCATATCCGTATATATAGAATGTTGCATTTGGTAACTCTGTTTTTGTTGTGTCTGTAATTGAAATAGTGTCACGTTTCTTTCTACGTGTTTCACCATCCATATAAAATTCATTAGTAATATTACTGAATTCAATTTGTGATGATGCTAGTTTATATCTAACTACACGTTGAGTCATTGTCCACTTATCAATATTATTACTTGTTGTATAGTTAATATGCAATAACCAATTATTATCCTTGCCACTCTCAAGTGATGTAATATCAAAATCACCTGGCATTGCTGTGTCGCTTGCTGTTGGTAGTGGATCACGTTCTATAATTTCCCATTTAGTATTGGCGTAATCAAACTTTAAAGCAAACGTTTGTTTTGCTTTAATGTAATCAATAACAGTAGAACGTTCACTTGCTGTAAATTGTCTGCTAAGAGCAGGTACAATTAAATCTAATGTTGCATTGGTTGGGATAGCTCTATCAAGTCCTATTGCTCCTTGATCGTCTGGCGAGATACCTGTAGGGTTTCCACTTCCATTGTCAATACCAAGTCCTTGATTATAAACTTTGTTTACCTGTGCCCAATATGTTCTTGTACCAGAAGTAAATTTTAATAGTGCACCTTGTTTAAGAAATTTTAAGTATGAAGTTTGCTTATCACCAACACCATAAATTGGATAATTCTGTCCTGCATCATTTAATCTAAAATAACCAGTTAATGGATACTGTGTGCTTGCAGTCCATAAGAAGTTATTAACAGTATAATTTGTTTTTAATGCTGTAAATGTATTCAAAAACTTATCGTAATATAAGTTAATCATCTCATCATCACTAACTGCTTTTCTAATATGTTTGTCAAAAACAACAGCCGCACTAACATCACTCATAATTGTTTCTTTAGTGTGTTCAGTTTTTGTTAATATACCATCTGTTGCAAATAAACGTAAGTTGCTATATGCACCAGTTGGATCCTTCATGTCAACATAACGACTAAATCCGCTGTGTGTTCTATTGACTGCTTTAATTTTCTTAACGCTATCTGTTGTTGTAAGTAATAATCCGTTATAATCATTAGCAGTGATCATTCTGTTTTGGCTGGCAAATGCCTGCGGTGCAGATGTTTTAATGTCGTTTAATGATTCACCAGAGCTTGCAGTGTTAATAGTTTTACGTAATTGCACTGTCATTGTTGCACTATACGTGTTGTTGTCTGCGCCTACGTACTTTACATTAATACGTTTAATACCAATGTCATCTGGACGTAAGCTATATGTTTCGTTTAAACTTGTTCTATGCCAAACTCTTATAATTCCTTTTGGTAAATTACCTAATGTGCTATCAGCAAACTGAATTGAAACTTTATTTCCTGATAATGATTTTACACTAAAAATATCTCTAACTCCAGAAGCCAGGCTATTATATTGCACATTAGTTCCATGTACTTGGTTTACTTTTGTCCAAGTTTTTGATACTGCGCCTTCTGTGTTAATTGTTTGAACCCACACATCTGTGTTGTTTATATTTTCTGAATCTAGATCAAGTGTCATTCCACTAATTGGATCACTAACATTAAAGTCTTGAAAATCTAAATTACCTTCTTTTAATCCAAAGAAGAAACCTGTGTTATCGCTAAGAATTCCTTGCCCATCATTTTTATATAACATAGTAAATGCATTGACTGGGTTTGGATCCTTCTCAACATAATTTTTCATATCAGTATCATAATCAACGCTGTATGCATTAAAAATTGTGCTTACACCTTGTGCAATGCCGTTGAATGAAAATGTAAGTTGATCAGAAGTATTGTTTAGATTATAGAATTGGTTTTGTACTCCACCAATAGCTACTTGTTTTGTAGGTGATCCATATGGATTTGTACTTGAAAAAATTGCATTCATAACATTAACAAAGTTGTCTAAGTTATCTGCTGTTGTACTATTTTCAAAGTTAAATTCTTGTCCGGCTAGTGTTGTGCCGTTATTACCTATAACGTCTTCGTTTGTTTTTACAGAGATAACTTTAACAAAACCAGATGCAGTTGAATTCCTTCTAGGAGTATATCCGAGGAACTCTGAAAGTTTATAAACTGATTCTGTTTTATCTGCTGTACTTAAAAAGTTATTACGTGCATTTAAATCTACACGGAAAGCTAAACTATGTCCGAACCTTGCAATAACATCTAATAGGCTTACAAATTCTGCACTCTCTACCCAGTCAGTGTAACTTTCAGGATAGTTAGTTCTAATGTACTCCACCATGCTATCACGGATTGTATCATAATCATATGCTTGGAAATTTGCGTTTATGTAGGATTCATATACTGCCGTATAGTCCTCAGCCGCAAATAATTTTGTCTGTCTCTGTGTCTGTGCCATTATTGATCCTCAAACTCTCTGTCAAATTTTAGTTCTAAAGTTGTTTTAGTTGCAGTAGGAACATATGTTAATGTACAGTTAACTTCAATTTTTTGTTCATCAAAGTCAACAGCTATTGTACTGCTATCAACTGTAAAACGTGGATCATAGCTTACAACATCCATAACATCTGTCTTTACTGCATCCACTGTAATCATATCAAGTGGTTGCATTAACATATATGGTAGTATGCTACCAAAGTTTGGATTAGTCCATTTCTCACCTTTGCGAATACTAAAATGATTTTTTAAATCACGCTTTGCTAGATCCAAACCAGTTAGCTGTGTTGGTGTAAATGACTTACCTATTGTACTATATCCGTATATCTTACTCATACTAATATTTATGCACAAAAAACCTCGGTTTTTAAGCCGCTTGCTTATTGAGGAAAATTAACTCATCTGGCCAACTAATGTAAGTTTTCCAGCTGTCGTCTTGTATATGTAGGGGGATATTCTTGAATTTATGATTTAATTCGTGATATGTTGGCTTTATTGGTTTGTTTTTAGGACGGTAAAGCTCGCCACCCTTTTTCCAGTTGCAGGACTTACAGGCTGTAGTACAGTTTTCCCATGTACTAGCCCCGCCTAACCGCCGGGGCAATACGTGATCTATAGTGAGCTCATCTTGGGGGAATACATCATGACAATACTGACATGTAAACTTATCACGTATAAACATGTTCCTGCGAGTAAACTTTGCTGATGAAGGAAGTTTATGATAACGTTTTAGCATAACAATACTTGGTTTTTGCATACTAAAATTTGCACTACGAATTAAATCATCATAGCTCTCAATAATTCTAACTTTGTCTAAGAAATAGGCTTTGATTGCAAGTTGCCAACTGATTGTACTCAGTGGACATAAACTTACAGGTTGTGCGTCAGCATTTAACAACCATACTGGTTTGCTCATTTATTTTATCCTGTATTTTCTTTGTATAGTGCTACTATACGTCTCATTCTAGTTTGTGACATTTTTGGCAAGAACCTTTGCAGTTCTGCGTAGTATACATATTCAGCTTGTTCTTTTGCTGTTTCACTTTCAAATCTATTTGGATATAGTTGTCTAATGCGTTGTATGCCTTCTGCTTTAATTATAGTTCTGTCTTTTGTTCTTCCATAATCTCCAAGCATCATAATTTTAGCTTCACCTTGTCTTATATTTCTTTGATATCCTGACAATACTAATGCTGTTGCGTAGTACTCCCATTGTTTATTATCAAAATAATCTTTTACATTAAATTTTCTATCTGCGGTACCAATGCTAAAAACTTCACCTGTATGATAAAATAAACTTAACATTGCATCATACTGTCCTTGGGTAAACATAACATTGGAGTCAAATCCTATTTTAGCTTTGAATCTTCTTTCAGTTGCTTTAAATTTGTCTATCCAAAAGTTATATGATTTCTTTTCAGTAAGACCAATACCATTTAATTGTTCAGTTGTTCCGTATCCAATAAGTGTTCCGTTAGAATATTGATATCCTCTCCACTCATTCTGTCTTAATATAAAATTTATTAATGCCGAACTTGCTTCAAGATTTTGTAAAATAACAAGTGTGTCAGCCACAGTTTTATCCATCTTAGTGAATAAATCAAATTCTATCAGATCATTTTCTGTTAATGTATTTGGTAATTTAATTTGCATTAGTTTGTATTACCTTTTGCTACTGTAAATGTTTCTTGTACGCCGTCTGCACCTTTCCAAGGGTGATGCTCAGGAACTCTAGTTGCCGCACTTGCTAGTACATTTGTATTTTCTACTAATTGGTTATCTATAATCTTTGTAGCAGACGTTGGGACAGGCCCGTTCATATCAATTCGTCCTGCTTGCTCTTTATAATTACCAGCCGCTATTACGTTGCCGTTTACACCTGCTTCAAATTTAAAGTCCTTTGCAGTATATAAATCATAGTCACCAGCAGTGGCTTCTACTTTAACTCCATCTGCACCTGTACTTTTTATTTGTACACCATTATCGGCTTGCATATTAATATTTCCTTTGGCGTGTAAGTTGAAGTCACCCTCACAGTGATAGCTAATATCTTTTTGGCTGTATACATCTATTTTACCTTCACCATCCATTTCAATATATGCATTGCCTTTATGGTTAATAATGAAAACAGTTTGGTTTGTATCGTCCATTAATACTTGGGCGCCACCTTTTGTTCTTACTCTAATATTTTTACTATTGCTCTGTGCATCACCATCATCCATTGAAATAGTATGACCGTCTGCTGTTGTAATACCAAATACTCTACTTGGTGATTCTCGCCTAGCACTTGACATGCTATGCCCTC